CGTGGAGTTCGAAATCGACGATTAGTAGTGGCCGCTAATCAACGACGAGCGCGGCGTGATCCGGTTATTGCCGATGAACGACCCGATGCCACTGTCCATTCCATCCGAGTTCATTGTCGAGTGCCGTGACCGCGAGCGTGCCGGTGAGTTTCACGTCAAGGGCGGGCGACTCGCACTCAAGTATCGATGTGGCGACTCGGTGCCGCTGATCCGTGGCGCGTTCTATGGGATGGTGGGCAAGTTCATCCAGCAGCTCAACGACCAGATTGAGCTGACGGTGCAGATGTTCGGCGCGGAGCGCACGGTGCGCGTTCCTGTGATGGCGGTGCAGGTGCCATGAGCAGCGATGGCGACATCTATCAGGAAGTGATGCCGTTCGACAAGCTGACCGAGAAGCAGGAGCGCTTCGTTCAAGAGTACATGATCGACTTTGACAAGGCCCGCGCGTTCTTCGCTGCGGGTTATCAGGCCGCCAGCAAGGACATCGCAGTTACCCGCGTGCTGAAGATGCTGAAGTTGCCTCTTATTCAAGCCGCGATCCGCCAGAAGCAAAAGGAGTACGCGCTCGAATGTCGTCGCTACGCTCCCATCGACGTCATGCTCGCCAATCTCGACTACTGGTTTACCAAGGCACAGCAACGTGCAGCACCTTCAATCGATGAGGACGGCAGCACGGTCGATGACGGAGCCAAGGACGCCGAGATGGCGCGTCGCATGGCGCAGGAAGTGGCACGCGATGCTGCACCATACATCCACCCACGTCTGCAGGCCATCGCGGTTGCCTCAGTAGGCAGGAAGTCGATTGATGAATACACAGACGACGAGCTTGCCGCAATCGCTGCTGTCGCGCCAGAGCCTGCAGATGGAAGCAGCGGTGACGGCACGAGCGAGAATCAGAGCAAGGACGCGGGCACGCAGCAGCCTGCTTGACTTTACCCGCTATACGCATCCGCTCTATCAGGCATCGGAACTCCATCGCCAAGTCGCCGCTAAGCTCGATGACGTGATCGAGGGACGTACGACGCGGCTGTTGCTGTCGATGCCGCCGCGCCACGGCAAGAGCGAGCTGGCGTCGCGCAACCTGCCCGCCTACTATTTGGGCCGTCATCCCGATCACGAGATCATCTGCGCGTGCTACGGCGACGACCTTGCGAGCGAGTTCGGTCGCGACGTTCGCGCAGTAATCAACAGTCCGCAGTATCGCGCGCTCTTCCCGGAGACGTATCTCGCCAAGGACAGTCAGGCGAAGGATCGCTGGCACACCAACAAGGGAGGCGGCTATCTCTCAGCGGGTATCGGCGCGGGACAAGGCACCAGCGTTACTGGTTACGGCGCACACCTCTTGGTTATTGACGATCCTGTCAAGTCCAGAGCGAACGCCGAGAGCGAAGCCTACCGTAAGGCCATCAAGGACTGGTACCGCGCCGTTGCTTATACTCGTCTCCAGCCCGCGTCCGCGATCATCGTCATCGCGACGCGCTGGCAGGAAGACGATCTGACTGGGTGGCTAGAGCAGCAGGAGCTGGTCGGTGCGGATCACTGGGACAAGCTGATCCTGCCCGCCATCAACGAGAGCGGCGCGGCACTGTGGCCAGAGCGGTTCGACGTCGATACGCTGAAGCGCATCCGCAAGGTCGTGGGTGAATACGACTGGGCATCGCTCTACGAACAGCGCCCGCGTCCGGTCGAGGGCTCCTACTTCACGCTATCCGACATGCTGGTCGACGGCGTGGTCGAGGGTCATCTGATCAAGGTTCCGGTCGATTTCCCTGAGCGCTGCGACGGCGTCTTTGCGGTGGTCGACTCGGCAGTCAAGACTGGCAAGAACAACGATGGCACTGCCGTCACCTACTTCGCGTTCTCGGAGCACGGCGGCCATCCGCTTACGATCCTCGACTGGGACATCCAGCAGCTCGACGGTGCGTTGCTGGAGACGTGGCTGCCCACGGTGTTCGACTATCTGGAGACTCTCGCCAAGGAGTGTAACGCGACGTTTGGTGCGAACGCAGGTGTGTGGATTGAGGACAAGTCGTCGGGCATGATCCTGTTGCAACAGGCACAGAAGAAGAGCCTCAACGTCAAGCCCATCGACACCAAGCTGACCGAGGTCGGCAAGTCGGAACGCGCGATCAACGCTTCGCCCTACGTCAATCAGGGCAAGGTCAAGTTCTCGAAGCGCGCCTATGATCGAATCAAGACTTATAAGGAAGTGACCCGCAATCATCTGCTCACGCAGGTGCTGTCGTTCCGTATCGGCACCAAGGACATGAGCGACGACGACCTGCTCGATACGTTCACTTACGGCGTGTCTCTTGCACTGGGCAACGTGGAGGGGTTCTGATGAACTACCGCACGATGGAGTTCTCCAACGGCTGCAAGTTCTGGACCACGTGGGCGCTGTTCGTGGCTGTTCGCAGCCGGGCCAGCGACAAGCGTGCCCTGCGTGCCTGCCTGCTGCGGCCCGACGAGCTGGACGCCGCCGTGCTGAACACTCAGGCTCAGGATCTGTTCAAGGTTGAGCCGAAGGGCTTCGCCTGATGGCCAACGACCCACAGTCATCCGCCGAGCTGGGCGTCACTGGCTCGACGCTGGGCAACGCGCTGCAGCAGGTGCTGACCGCGCAGGACATCCAGCCCGGCGATCAGCCGGGTTATGAGACGTGCAAGGGGATCTACTTATACCACCCATTCGGCGCCAAGATTGCGGAGAAGCCAGTCAAGATGGCGCAGTCGCAGCCGCGCAACATCAGCATCCCCAATTCGCCGGAAGACCGCGTCAAGGAAGAGTTCCTCAAGACGTGGGACAAGATCGGGGCAGACAAGCGCATCTACATGACGCGCGTCCTCGCCAAGGTCTATGGGATCTCGGCGATTGCATTGATGGAAGAAAAAGTTGAAGTCGAGAAGCCACTCGATTTCAAGACGCTGTATAAGCGCAAGTTCACATTCAACATCTACGACCCATTGAACGTGGCAGGATCCTTGGTGCTCAATCAGGACCCGATGGCGTTCGACTTCCAGCACGCGCAGGAGATCCGGGTATCGGGCAACACCTTCCATCGCTCGCGCTCTCGCGTCGTGATGAACGAGTTCCCAATCTACATCAGCTACACGCCGTCGACCTACGGCTTCACAGGCCGCAGCTGCTATCAACGCGCGCTCTTTCCATTGAAGTCGTTCGTGCAGACGATGCAGACCAACGACATGATCAGCCTGAAGGCGGCGGTGATCGTCGAGAAGATCAAGCAGCCGTCGTCGGTCATCAATCAGGCGATGCGCCTCGCCAATGCGTTCCGTCGCACCATCGTCAAGGCGGCACGCATCGGTAACGTCGTCTCTATCGGCCCTGAGGACTCCATCGAGTCGATCGACCTCAAGAACCTCAGCGAGCCGTTCATGACGGCGCGCAAGAACATCGTACAGGACATCGCGTCGGGCGTGCCGATGCCCGCGCGGCTGCTGACCGAGGAGAGCTACGCCGAGGGCTTCGGTGAGGGCAGCGAGGACGCCAAGGACATGGCGCGGTTCGTGAAGGAAGAGCGCGAACAGATGCAGCCGCTCTACGACTTCTTCGATGAGATCGTGATGCACACCGCGTGGACGCCCGACTTCTACGAGATCATCCAGAAGGAATACCCCAGACAGTACGGCGGCGTCGAGTTCGACGCAGCGTTCTACCAGTGGAAGAACAGCTTCAAGGCCGAGTGGCCCAACCTGCTGGAAGAGCCGGACTCCGAGAAGGTCAAGGTCGACGACATCAAGCTGCGCGCTCTCATTTCGATCCTGATGGCACTGATGCCCAAGCTGCCGCCCGAGGAGCTGGCCAAGGTCATCGAGTGGGTGTGCGACAACATGAACGAGATGCGGCTGCTGTTCAGCTCGCCGCTCAACCTCGACTTCGAAGCGATTGCTGAGATGCAGCCCGAGCCGGGCTTCGGTGAGGAAGAAGGCGAAGGAGAGGAAGGCGACGACAAGTCCAAGGGTAAGCCAATGAAGGCGCTGTCGTACACGGCGGCGGATGCGGTGCGCGCCAACGAGGCGATTGAGCAGCTCAGTGCGGCGGTCAAGCGGCTGCCCGAGCGCCGTAAGTTCAAGCCGGTGATGGTGCGGTGAGTGAGCAGAGCGACCGCGCCAAGCTTGTTGCCAAGATAGACGTTGCGTGGCGCGAGGCGTTTGATATGTCCAAGAAATACCGCGACAGGGACGTCTACCACCGGATACTGGCTGGTCTGGAAGCGGCGATCAGCGCCTTGAGCAATGTCAAGTGAAGAAGCTTAGGTGCCTATTCAATCGCCGTCGCCGGTTCGTGGAGATCATACGTCTGTTACAACTACTTAACCAGAGGATGGACAACATGGCTACTAAGGAAGAACTCGACGCAGTGGCGACCCGCATTGCGGCTGACATCACGGCGGCGGTCGCGGAGATCACTGCCCTGATTGCCGCCAACAGCGGCAGCATCTCGCAGACCGATGCGCAACCGATTCTCGACAAGCTGACGGCGGCTGCCGACGCGCTGGAAGCCGCGCCCAAGGCTCCCTAGCATCGCACGTCGGTGCTTTGATGCCTAAGCTCGCTGACTTCGATGCGGTGCTGCGTGAAGCGGTGGCCGACATTACCGAGAACGGCGCGGACGAGGAGGGGCTGTTGGAGTGGTTGCGTCGCTTGAAGCAGGCCGCGTACGACAGCCTGCTTCCTTCGGGTATGATGCGGCAGAAGCTGGCGGCGGCATACCGGGCGATCTACGACAAACTGATCAATCAGGGTGGCGCGCTCAAGAAGCACATCGGCGCGGAACGCTTCATGTTGGAGCAGATGCGACCCGAGCTGCACGCGGAACTCGACCGTCGCATTCACTCATCGGCGGAGCTGATCAAGCTCAACCGCGACGAGGAGATCGAGAAGACGTTGCGACGCTTCGCAGGCTGGGCGTCATCGATCCCACGCGGCGGCTCGCGCACCACTGATCGCCGCGAGGAAGTGGAGAAGATACGCAAGTCGCTGGCTGGCCTGTCGTTTCGTGAGCGTCGCGTGCTGATCGATCAGGGCCAGAAGCTGACCTCCGCTATTCACGACATCATCGCTACCGACGGCGGGGCGATTGCGGCCAAGTGGGTCAGTCACTGGAACCAGCACAACTACGACTATCGCGAGGACCACAAGGATCGCATGCAGGAGTCGAACAAGCTGCCGTTCGTGGTGCGCGACAACTGGGCGCTCAAGGCTGGGCTGATGCGATTGGCCGGATCGAAGTACACCGACGACATGACGCAGCCCGGCGAGG